CCAGAGAATTCTCGGGAAAACCGTTCGAGGGGATAGATCACTCCCATGACCGAGGCGACGCCCGCACCGGAGGGCCAAGACCCCTCCTTCAAGCTCATCACCTCCGACCGCAAGACCCGCGACATCTTCGGCACGGAGGGGGTGCTCTACAAGCTCCTCCGGAAGTCGGTCGCGAAGGAGGACCCCCGGGACCGCACCAACCAGGGCGTCGCCGTAGGGGTGAAGCCGCCGCTGATGGACAAGTTCGTGGCGCGGGAGCTGCGCGACGCGAACACCACGCACGGCGCCTGCATCGACGCGAAGGCGAGCGCCACGGTCGGGCTCGGCCACCGCGACGAGAAGATCCACGAGGTCCTCGACCCGCTCTGCCAGTTCTCGTGGCAGGACACGCTCGACGCGCTGGCCGACGACTACTGGGAGACCGGCGAGTGCTTCCTCGAGGCGGTGATGGACGAGAACAACCCCAACCTGGTCACCGGCCTGCACCACGTCGAGTCGGCGCAGTGCGAGATCGAGGTCGAAGAGGAGAACAACAGCGAGGACTACCACTACGTCGTGCGCGGAGAGACGGCGGCCGCGCAGCTCAGCATCATGGCGAAGTGGGGAGACCTCGCGCAGCTCAAGGCGCGCTTCAACGTGCAGCAGAACGGCCAGCAGGATCCGAACGCCGTGAACGCGAACGACGGCCAGCAGGCGCGGCACCGCGGGACGATCGGAGGCCAGATCAAGAACTCGCAGATCATCCACATCCGCCAGAGCCGCAACCGCTCGCGGTGGTACGGCTTCCCGGACTACATGTCCGCCGTGCCCTCGATCGAGCTGGTGCAGTGCATGACGCAGCACGAGTTCGACTTCTACTTCAACCGCGCGGTGCCGGAGTTCCTCGCCTTCCTGATCGGCACGAGCACGAACAGCGCGACGTGGAAGAAGTTCGAGGACATGATGCGCGCGAACCAGGGGCTCGGCCAGTCGCACAAGAGCTGCGCCGTGCAGATCCCGGGCTCGCCGACGGAGAACGTCGTCCAGATCGAGCGCCTCGCGATGGAGGACAGCGGCAAGGACGGCTTCAGCGACAAGTCGATGACGCTCGCCATGCTCATCACCACGTCGCACGGCGTGCCCCCGATGCTGGCGAACGTCGCCCTGCCGGCGAAGATCGGCGCGGTGAACGAGGGGCCGAACGCGCTCATGCTGATCCAGAAGCGCAAGATCGGGCCTGCCCAGCGGAACTTCAGCACGATCCTCGCGCGGACGCTCGGGTCCCAGGACACGCTGCTGAACCAGGAGGACGGCACGCCGGTACAGCTCTCGGCCGCGCAGTTCCTCGGCAAGTCGTCGGTCGCCAAGGCGCCGGCCTCCCCGGTCGCGAAGGCGGCGGGCGCGCTCGGCCCCACCTCGGCGCAGTCGACGAGCGGCCCGGTGGTCGCCGCCCCGGACCCGAACGCGGCCGCGCTCGGCGTCGGCGGGCCGACGGACGAGAACGGCATGCCGATCCACGTCACGCCCGGCAACGGCTTCAAGACGATCCTCGACGGGATGACGCCCGCGGCGGCCAACACGATCGCGAGCATGCGGCAGCCGCTCACCGGCAGCGGTCGCGACCCGAACGCCGGCCTGCTCGGCGGCTCGAGCGATCGCCAGCCCGGCGACCCGCTCAACACCGGCCACTGATGGCGGACCGCGCGTCGCTCTACTCCAGGATCCTGACGGCCTACGGGACGTCGGAGCTGGAGCGCGTCAAGCTGCTGATCGGCTCGCGCACGCTGCGCGACGCGATCCGGCTGATCGTGGACGTGAACGAGGGCCGCGCCGAGCTGTACATACCACACTACTGGGCGCTGTACTACCACGACGGCCGCAGGGGCGTGCGCCCGATCCTGGCGAGCAAGCTGGTCTTCTTCGCCGACCCGCACGACGACCCGCGGCTCGCGGGCGGCTACCCGGAGCGCGACTTCGACATCCGCACGCTCACGCGCGAGGAGTACGAGGCCGGGCTCGAGGAGAACCGGAAGCGCCGCGAGGTCGGGCTCGGGCCGTTCATGTTCGTGGTCGACGCAACCGGGCCGGCGGCCGCGCACCCGTTCTTCGACCAGCTCGCGAACAACGCGGCGTCTAGGGCGGACCTGGCGTTCGGCCGCGGGCTCGACGAGTGGATCCAGGAGATGGTCGACACCGACCCTGCGGTGCGCGCCGAGCGCGGCACGGCGGAGTTCTTCCTGTGAAGTAGAGCGGGCCGGAGATCGCTCCCCGGCCCGCCTCGGTTCACGCCGCTTCGGCGTACTGGTAGTTGGCACTTGACTTGTGGCACCACCTGCCGAACAATCTCGTCTCTCGCGAGCAGTATACCTGCTCGACTCGAGAAGGTCAAGTTCCTAGCGCAGGACTCCCTTGCTCGGGTGGCGCACGTCGGTCCGCATCAGCTCGCGCGGCGGCATGACGCTGCCGGAGGGCCGGCAGACAGCCAGGTACGTCCACAGGCCCGCGCAGACCGCCTGGACGACCGCCGAGTACAGCAGGCCGAGCGAGGCGTAGGTGATCGCGACGACGGCCACGCCGAGGGCCGTCGGGATGGACGTCTTGCGCGGGAGCCGCGCGTAGCGGTTCCTCACCGCCGGAATGAGCGCCGCACAGAAGAAAGTGCCGCACGTCGAGAGAACGAAGTCCTGCCACGAGTTGAACATGAAGTGCCTCCGAATGTGACCTTGAGAATTGTCCAGATGACCACGAAGCCGCCAGCGAGCAGCAGACCGAACGCCGCCCGCAGGAACTTCATCGCTTGAGCGCCGGCCGCACCTTGTTGAGGTACAGCAGCGTGTCCGAGACGACGCCGTGCTTGGCGTCCATGAAGAGGAGCCGCTGGCACGGATCGCCGCAGGCCGCGAGCTGCTCCTTCGCGAAGTCGTTGTCCGACTCCGTGGTGCCGTTCGCGTAGAAGCGCCGGTAGCCGAGCGTGGCCATCGCCGGGGTGTGGAAGTGGCCGAAGAGCAGGTGGTCCCACTTCTCCTCGATCGCGTCGATCCAGCCCCAGGCCTTCTTCGCCGTGCCGTACCACGGGAAGCCGGCGAAGCCCCCGCCGATCTGGTGGCCGTGGACGACCAGGTTGCCCCAGTCGAACACGCGGTCCACGACCCAGAACTCGTCGGTCATCCTCCACTGGAGCCTGCCGGCCAGCTCCGCGCGGGGGTTGTCCTTCGTGCCGAGCAGCATCGTGCGCAGCGTGATGTACGCCACCTGGTCCCAGTTCGTGCGCGGGTGCGAGCGGGTGCTCTTCGGGCCGTTGCGCCCGTGGTTCCCCGGCACGCTGAAGACGACCACCCGCTCGAAGTGCTCGAGCGCGAGCAGGAGCGCCTTGCCGACGATGCGCGGGAAGTTCAGGCAGGCCTGGTCGATGACCGGGCTGTCGATCTCGTGCGCCTGGTGCGGGAAGATGTCCTCGCCCTCGATCACGTCGCCGCCGAGGTAGACGTGCAGCTCGTCGATCCTGGCCATGTTGCGCCGCAGGTCGGCGATGTAGATGGTCTTGTCCATCGCCTCGAGCACGCGGGCCTCGCAGACCGTCGTGTCGTAGGAGCGCGTCGTCTTGCCGAGCTGGAGGTCGGAGAGGTGCAGCACCGCGATCTCCTCGTAGCTCCGCTTGCCGCCGTGCCGCGGGCGCGGCGGGGCGACGATGCGCGGCGGGCTGTCCGCCAGGCAGGACTGCACGGCCTCGACGATCGCGGCCTCCTTCGTCTGCGACTGGCGCAGGCGCTTCTCGAGCGCGCGCACCTGCGACTTCAGCTCCGCCGCAGTGGCCGACTTGTCGGCCTCGTCGGCCAGGAACTTCGAGAGCGGGCTCTGCTTCTTCTTCACGGTAGGGACTCTCCTGTGGTGGCGTCGCGTCGGAGGCACTGCTCCACGTGGCGGCGCACGGACGTCTCCGCCGGCCCGTCCGGCCAGCGGGCGCGCACGTGCTCGCGGTAGAACTCGTGCCACGTATGATGGTTCCCCGCCTTGCGGGCGTCGAGGAACTCCGCCACGTCGCGCGCCAGCTCTGGTCGCGCGCACGTGCGACACTGCTTCCTGGACGTGCCGGGGGAGGACAGGAACTTGCGCAGGTTGGTCTTCATTGTTCTGATGCCCACTTCGCCAGCAGCAGCGCGTCGCCGACGTGCTTCCACTGGCCTACGGACACGTGCCGGAAGGCCGGCGGGATCCTGAGCGGCGCGGAGTACGTCGCCTTCTGGTCGTAGCCCCAGCCCAGCTCGTCGTACAGCCTCGCCTGCATGACCTCCTTCGGGATCTGCCCCTTCCACTCCTCCGGCGTCGGGAAATGGACGGCCGCCTCGCTGAAGCAGAGCATTACGCGCGCCAGCACCGCGCCTGCCACGTTGCCGAGCACCACGATGTCCTGCGGACGCTTGTGCTGGCGGAGCCCGGTGCGCTGGAGCGTCTGCGCCTCGACGGCCACGGCGTTCACCAGCTCCGTGCGTCGGAACATCCCTGTGTGTATCGAGGCCACCATGTCGAGCACGGAGAACTGCTGGCTCTTGCCCTTCCTCTTCGGGACGTGGATGACGTCGGCCGCGTATGGCTTCCCGTCGCGCCAGTACCCGATGGCGAGGTCGTGCAGGTCCGGGTCTATCCCGATGGTGAGCATGGCGTGCGAGAGAAGACTGAGGTCCGGGAGGCTGACCGTCGCAGCATTCATGGCTAGCGTGGCGCCTGCCGTCGCGTCCCGGACCTCTAGTCCTTGTAGCGCTCCCCCTTGGTGATCCGGTAGTCTCCGATCAGCCGAAAGATCGTGCTCTTGCTGATCCCCAGGAGCTTGGCCGCGGCCGTAGCGTCCCCGTCGGTGATCTGCAACGCCGTGATGATACACTGCCGGCGGGCCTCGGTCAAGGTGAGAACCGGAAGTCTCAGGACGACGTTCCGGAGCGGGTCCCTGGGCTCGCTCATCGCACCAGCTCCAGGACGGTCCTGCCGCCGCGGACGACTCGGACCATCGGGTACATCTCCCTGGCGTGCAGCCACAGCGCCGCGCCCTGCGCGAGCGACTGGGACTCGCGGCCCCCGCCCTGCTCGACCCACTCCGGCTCGCCGCCCTCGACGGGCACGAGCACCTCGACGTGCCACAGGTCGCTCTCTGGCGGCTGGTAGCTCGGGAGGTCGTCCAGCTCCGCGGGCTTCAGGCCGCGGGCGATCATCTCCTCGAAGTGCATCATCGCCTGCACGTTCCACATCGCCGCGGCGAGGTGGTCCTCGTCCCGCATCCCGGCGAGGTGCTTGTACAGGTGGCGCACCGCGCAGTCGAAGAACACGCTCAGCGGCATGCCCTTCTCCCAGTTGCGCGCGTCGTACTTGACCGCGCCCTTCTCGAGCAGGACCGCGAGGCGGCCCAGCGCGAGCGGCGAGATCAGGTCGTACCGGCCCTTGCCGGTGGCGGCGTCCCGCTTCGCGCCGGTGTCGAACGTCCGCCGGGTGCCGCTGTCCTTCAGCTCGTAGTCTCTCTGCTCCATGTCCCTATCTTACCATCCTTTGTCCAGGAGTCAAGCTACTTCTTGGGTTCCCAGGGGACCAGCCTGCCGTCCGGGCCGAGAACCGGGCCGGAGGCCTTGCTCCACACGCTCGTCAGGTGCGTCTCGTCCGACCGGATGTTGACGTCCGGCAGGATCAGCCGCGCGTGCTCGACGAGCAGGTCTCGGACCCGCATCGCCTGGTCGTGCCAGAGCGCCCGGTCGAGCGTTGTCTCGGCGACGATCTGGTCGTGGACGAACGCCACGGGCCGCACGCCCAGCAGCACCGACCGCTGCGTCGGGTCGTAGCACTCGCGCTGCACCATGATGGCCCAGGTCTCCGCGACCTCGGCCCCCGGCGACTGCATGCACTTCCCGTTCGCGGCCGCGCAGTACGTCGCGCCGCGGCGGACCATGCCGAGAGGAGTCTCGTACCAGTAGAGCTGCTCGCCCCGCTCGGTCTGCTCGTTCACGTTGTCCGTCTGGCCCTCGATCCACCGGAAGAAGTACGGCATCTCCGGGTACGTGAGCCGCCAGACCTCCCGCGCGTCGCTCGCCTGCTCCGCCGTCATGCGCACGTCGTAGGTGCCCCACGCGAACTCGACGAGCGTGTCCGGCCCGAGGCCGCCCGGGAACCCGAGGCCGACTGGCTTCGCGAACTTGCGGGACTCGGCGAACCACTTCCTCACCGGCTCCTCGCTGTGCCTCTTGCACAGCATGAAGGCCTCGTAGCAGGCCTCCGGGTCGGACAGGATGCCCTCGGCTCGGCAGGCCTGCTGGAACTCCCTGCCGGGGCCGTCCGTCGCGAGCTGGAGCTGGAGGCTCGTCGCGAGGTAGCCGTGCAGGTCGACCCTCGCGTTGTACTTCAGGAGGTGGACCGACTCGCACGGGATGAGGCCCTGGACGTGCAGGTCGTGCGTGACCTGCGCGACCGTCGCCAGCTCGAGGTTCGTGATGTCCGAGTCGATGAAGGCGCGGCCGGCGCGCGGGCGGTAGCCGCTGCGCGGGTCGATCCCGTCGCGCTCGCCGGGGACCTGCTGGATGTTCGCGCTCGGGTAGAGGGGCTCGCGGTCGCGGGCGTTGCCGTAGCTCGACGTGCGCCCCGTCTCCTTCAGCACGTCGTACTGCGGGTAGATCACCGGGCCGGACTCGAGGATGTCGAGCTGCTCGAGGATCTTCTGGAGCGACTGGCGCCCGTAGTAGTGGTCCATCAGCGGGTCCCTCGAGGCGAGGTACTTCTGCACCTCGGCGTCGAGCTGGATCTGCGGCTCGCGCTCCCCGCCGGCCGTCATCGCCGGGACCTCGCCGAGGAGCCTGTACAGCGCCCCCACGTAGGCCTGGATCGCCTTGGTGTTCCGCTTCGAGGGCCTCGCCTCGACGAACTTGATCCCGGCCGCAGCGAGCGCGGCTGGGTCCGCGACACCCTGCGCCGCCAGCGCGGCCACCTTCTTCGCCTGGTTCGCGTGCGGGCGCGCCGGCTGCGCGGCCTCGATCAGGCCGGCGGCGACGAGCGGCCCCTCGCACTCGGCGATCTTGGCGTCCGCCTGCGCGCGGATCTCGGCCACGCGCGCCGGGTCGACCTCGACCCCGTGCGCGGACATCAGGTAGAGCGCGACGTGCGTGGCGGTGCGGAACTCCTCGGTCGCCGTCGAGGCGTGCGGGAAGTCGACCTTGCGCTGCTCCTGCGCCTCGTAGACCAGCAGCGTCGCCTCGGCGTCGGCGAGCGCGTACGCGGCCGCGTCCTCCGGGTACTCGCTCGCGCGCCAGCCGTCGAGCGCGGCGTAGGCGAGGCGCCAGTGGTCGTCGCCCTCTCCGGCCGCGCCCTGCACCTTCTCCGCGCGCCGGTCGTTGCCGGTGTACTTCAGCTCGAGGTCGGCGAGCCCGTACTTGATGTCCGCCTTGGACCCGTCGGGCAGCAGCAGCTTGTCCAGGCGGCCGGACGTGCTTAGGTTCAGGAGCTTCTCGCGCCACTTCGTGTCGGTGAAGCGGCCGGCGAGCGCCGCGGCGAAGATCGCCGGGATGAGCCGCGGGTAGGAGGCCATCGAGACGGACCAGTCGTATCCGCCGGAGTGCGTGACGATGGTGACGTCCTCGCTCTCTAGGAGCGACAGGATCGTGCCTTCCAGCGCGTCGTCGGGGTGGTTGCCGAGCAGGGCCTTCACGACCTCTCCGTCGATCCGCTCCGCGAACGAGCCGCAGACCGCCTTCGGCGCGAGCGCGCCGGGGCCGATCGGGTACGTCTCCGTGTCGAACGCTACTACCCTCATCGCCTCACGAACCCCTTCCCGTCGCAGTGCTCGCACTTCTTCAGGTCGACCTTGCCCCGACCGCCGCACTTGGTGCAGCGCTCCGTCACCTGCCGGCGCCTCACTTGCGCCCCCGGCTCTCGTCGCAGACCTCGCGAGCGAACCGCAGCGCCATCGCGGCGACCTGGATCGCCTCCTTGCGCATCGCTTGGAGGTCGCGCTTCTTCTGCGAGAGCTTCACGTGGTCCCACAGCTCGTCGACCTCCTCGGCGAGCACGGCGAAGCCTTCGTGCGCGCTGTTGAACGGCGGCCAGTTGAGCGTGGCGCCCTCCAGCTCCTTGCAGGCATCGACGACCTCTGGCGGCATGCCGACAGGGAGGACGAGGTGCCAGAAATCTCCGCGCTGCTCCCAGCGACCGAAACTCAGGCTCTTCCCGCTCTCGTCCTCCAGCTCGACGAACCTGCCTGCTTCCGGTCCGGGAGGGCCGTCGCACACTACGTGTAGCTCCAACATCAGTCGATCTCCGAGCGGAGGCCGAGGAACACCGGGAACCGCGGAGCCTCCAGGGGCGCGGCCGGGTTTGGCTGGAACTTGAACTTCACGACGAGGCCCTTCAGCCCGGCGCGACCGGCCCACAGCTCGGCGCGCTGCGCCTCGGTGAAGCCGGAGCCGATGCTGAACTGCTGCGTCATCTCGCCCACCTCGCGCACGCACTTGAGCTTGCCGAGCGTGCCGCCGGCCACCTTGCCGGCCTTGGCGGAGCTGCGCTTCGTGAGGCCCAGCTCGTTCGTGGTGGCCTCGTTCTCGTTGTGCATCAGCTCCTCGAAGCCTACCACGATGGCCTCGGCGTCCTCGAAGCGCTTGAGCTTCAGGAGGTAGCCCTCCTTCGTGGTGCTGCGGCCGTACTTGTACGGGCCGGTCAGCGACCGGATCATCAGGCCCTCGAAGCCGCAGTCGAGCGACTGGGCCTCGACGTCTAGCAGGTGCGCCTCGTCCTCCACGATCTTGTGCTCGACGATCTGCACGCGCGGGTGGCAGATGTCTTCGACGAGCCGGAAGAGTCGCCCGTAGCGGTCCTGGAAGCCGAGCGGCTCCAGGGCCGGGTCGCGGTCGAACACGAAGTAGGTGAAGTCCGGCTCGCCGTCCTCGGACATGACGGCCGAGGAGACCTGGCTGAAGCTGCCCGGCAGGTCGAGCATCAGCTCGCCGTCGAGGCCCTCCATCGCGAACTCGCCCAGCACCTTCCGGACGAAGCGGTTCGGGATCGGCTTCAGCTTCCTACTCAGGACCTCGCCGCCGCGCACGACGCAGCGCACGCCGTCGAGCTTCGGCGAGACCATCACCGGGTAGGCGACCTTGGAGAGGTCGGCCTTCCCGGCGAGCATGGGCTGGAAGCGCTCGGCCACGGCTCAGCCCCCGAGGATCTTGAGGATCGCTCGCGCGTTCTCTCGGACTGCGGAGTGCTTCTGGAGGACCTTCTGCGGAGGTTGGCTCTGAAACGACCATGCGCAGGGCTGCGATGCCGGGACGCCCGCCTGGCGGAACGCGACGTCGATCTCGCGCCGCTGGATCTCGAGCTTGACCTTGGCGCGGATGTCGTCCGGCGTACGGTCCCACGCGGCCAGGTTCCGCAGGTGGCCCATCGAGAGCAGCGCGATGAACCGCGCGTGCCCCTGCTGCGTGCGCCAGATCGCGCCGCCGAGGCCCTCCTTCACGTCGGCGAGGTGGACCTGGAGCCCCTTGACGTTCTTCTCCGCCTCGTCGAGCCTCGCGTCGGTGGTGATGTACAGCTCCGACTGAAGCTCGCGGACCCGCGCCTCGAGCGTCTCGAGCCGCTTCTCCAGGGTGGACTTCTTCTTCTTCAGCGCCTTCATGTGCAGGTTCCTTGTGTTGAGGGTTCAGAGCAGCTCGGCCGTCGCGTACTCCAGCGCGACCTCGTTCGCCGCGTTCGCGACGCTCATGGTCCACTTGACGTTCAGGGTGCGGTCCGCTGCGTCGCTGTCGACCGCGGCCGCGCCGTTGATCGGAGTGACGACCGGCACGGAGCCGATCGCCGAGGGCAGGAGCAGGTCGCCGACGCCGGCCGTCGGGGCATTCTTCGCCGCGACCGGCGACATGACGAGCTGGCCGTTGAGGGCCTGGTCGTTGTTCGCCTGCGCCTGGACCGTGAAGTCAAGCGCCCACGCGAGCCGGTCGGCGTCGGCCGTGGCCGCGGTCGAGACGTCCTGGAACATCGTGGTCCCGCCGTAGTCGATCGCGAGCGTCACCGTGGGCACGCCGCTGTTGAGCAGCATCGTGCCCCCGCAGCGCACGCGCAGCGTCTTGCCGGCGAGGAAGAGCCCGCTCGGCAGGACGATCGAGGCGTAGGTCTGCTGCGCGTTCGTGTTGTTGAAGACGAGCGCCGTCGTGCGCTTGCCGACCACGACCGGGCCGGTGGTCTGCACGACGCGCACGTCGGTCAGGCTCGAGCCGGCGATCGAGGTCGCGCCGCGGGCCACGTAGACGACCGCGAGCGAGACGTCGCCGGCAGAGAGCGACGGGACGACCGGCTTGCGCGAGGGCGTGCCGGCCCGCACGACCTTCGAGCCGGCGGAGTTCACGACCACCAGGTCGAGGCGGGGCATGTTCGCGTCGGCGGCCGTGATCGTCACGTTGCCGGCCGGGACCGCGAAGAGCGTCCCGCCCGAGAGCACCGCGGCCTTCGCGACCGCGAGCGTCATGTCCGGGCTGCCCTGCGCGCTGACCGCGCCGCCCGAGAGCACGACGTCGTTCGCCGCGCGCTGGAGCATCAGGATGTACGCGAGCAGGAGCGGCGTCGCGGGGTTCGGGGCCGCGAGCGTGGCGAGCCGATCCGAGCACTGCTGGAGCGTGTACGCCCCGGCCTCGCCCAGCATCAGCACGTCGTGGATCTCCTCCCGCGCGATGACGTCGCCGGCCTGCTGGTCGATGAACGTCTGGAGGTCGACCTGCTCCCCGGCGGAGAGGTTGAAGAAGGTCGCGATCGAGGAGACCGAGACGCCGGACACGCCGCGCTTCAGCTCCGCCAGGGCGGCCATGAACTGGTGGACGGGCAGCTTGTCCTCGCCCGCTGCGGGCGCGACCAGCCTGGAGAGTAGACTCATCTTCGGATCCTCGTAGCTCTGCGGTTGTTTGTTCGGGTGAGGGCCTCGCACCCTCTCGGCGGACTTTTCGGGCACCGCTGCAACCACGGTCGGATGTTCGGGATCAGCTCGCCTACTTAGTCCGACCGATTGCTCAGCCGTTCGGGAAGAACTGCTTGTAGGCGGCGTCCCCGATGGCTTCCCTGATGGCGGCCTCGTCGAGCGAGGGCTCCCAGGAGTACACGGTGTACTCGAAGGGCTCCCCCGTCTTCTCGTCCTTTGACTTCTTGCTCGTCCGCGACCGGGCGGTGACGACCGTCACCAGGCCGATCATGTCGGACTTCTCGCCCTCGTCGATGATCCGCTTCGCGACGGACTCGTCGACGTTCTCGTCGTCCACGTTCAGCACGTTGGCGATGAAGGCCTTCAGGTTGCGCTGGAAGACCTCCCGCATCTCCGCGGTGTTCGTGTACTTGAAGAACGTGTGGACGATCTCGCCCGGCTTGTGGTCGCCGTCGACCACGGCCAGGACGGTCAGCGTGTTCTTCCAGAACTCGCCCTTGTCCGAGTCGAACATCTCGCACTTGTCGATGCGAGCGACGACCTTGCCCGGACGGAGCGGGTTGCTGTTGAACCCGCGCTTCGCGTCTCTCAGACCTGTGAATGCACCCATGTCTTTGTTCTCGTTCTTGACTCTCGTGTAGGATCGTGAATTGTGCAGGTGTGCCCCAGTATATCGGAATCGGGACTGGAGTCAAGGAGTCTTTCCCGGATTCCTAGTACCTGCCGATGAACCTCGTGCCCGGCCCCTCCGGCGCGTCGACCTGGAGGAAGAGGTACCTGCCGTTCTGGCAGTCCCCTACGAACGCCAGCTCCTTGCCGTCCGGCTGATCCGGCAGAGCGTCGCCCTGGCTCAGCATGACGAAGGTCTCAGACTCCTGCGGCCGCGTGGGGTCGACCAGGGCCGACATGACGACCGTGTAGTCGTTCGGTCCGGCGCGCACCGAGAGCGGGCACCAGCCGTCCGGCATCAGCATCGGCGTGACCGAGGACCAGCGCTGTAGGACATATTCTTGAACGCACCTCATCGCACCCTCTCCATCGGCCCGAACTTCTCCTCCAGCGCCGCGCGGGCCTGCGCGTCGAGCTGGCTCACGTCCACGAACCCCCGCTCGCGCAGGAAGTCGATCGGATACACCTTCGGCAGCGGGTCGTGCGAGCAGATCACGAGCTTCTGCCGCGCGCCCGTGGTCTGGTGGATGTACAGCGCGTCGACGATGCAGGCCGCCATGTTCAGGTGGTCGAACGTCAGCGTGTTCATCGTGTGCGCGACCAGCTCGTCGGCCGGCTGCCCGTTGCGGTGCGTGCGCCCGAGCACCTGCTCGATTAGGTCGGCCTTGCGCGGGAAGTCGATGAAGAGCTGGTTGTAGAATTCGTGCTGGAGGTTCTTGCCCGTGCCATGGCCGCCCATCGAGATCACGAGTAGGCGCCGCGCGCCCGGCTTGTGCTCGACCAGCTCGTTCGAGCCCTTCCGCACCGACTCCGACGGCGCCCACGTGGCGCGGACGCCCGCGGCCTCGAGCGCGTCGCAGAGCCACCGCCCCACCTCGTCGTGGTGGAACCAGATCAGGCCGCCCTCCGGCTCCTTCCGGTCCTGGAGTGCTCTGGCCCACTCGATCGCGTGGCGGACCTTGTAGTCGCAGACGCGCACCGGCTCGGAGAGGCGCTCCGGCATCCCCTCGAACTCGAGGTCCTTCGCCTCGCGCCACGCGCCGTACAGCTCCGCGCCGACGTCCCGGTCGCCGTGCTGCGCCATGTTCGCGCCGATGAGCAGCGGCGTGTCGAGGCGCGGCCTGCCCTTGTACTCGATCCAGCGGCGCAGCTTCTTGCTGTACTCCTGGTGCGCCTCGTGGTGCAGCCTCGCGAGCGCGAGGTGCTCCCTCGCGCCCTCGCGCGTGAGGCCGCGGCGCAGGACCAGCTCGTCCTCCGTCGGCCAGCGGAGGTGGTAGTAAAAGCCGCTCGTCAGCTCGTAGAGGTAGCGCCACTTCTGGAAGCCCCACTCGATCTCGTCGCCGGAGGGCGTGCGCCACAGCTCCTCCACGTCGTCCATCAGGCGCTTCAGCCGCCTGTACTCGTCGGTGTCCTGCACCGCCGGCAGCGGCACGGGGAGGTTCTGGATCGTGAGCGACACCCCGATCTCGTTGTCCCCGGTCGCCACCACCCCTGGCGAGCTGTTGAGCCGCAGGCGGTACGCCTTGCGGAACCCGGGCACGCCCTTAGGCAGGTCCTCGCCCGGGAAGCACCGGCGGCTCCAGTCGATCAGCGGGGCGATCGGCCCGGTCTGCGCGACACTGGGGTCCGCCGTCGCGTCGAGCACGTACGACCAGTTGCTCGCGAGGGCCTGGTCCAGCGGCAGCGGGCTGCGCTCCCGCAGCGCGTAGGTGATGAGGTGGTGGTAGTCGCCGATCGACTTCGACGTGATCGTGCCGGAGAGCGCCACCACGCGCGGCTGCCTGGCCCTCAGGTAGCGCAGGATCCGCGTCGTGCGCGCGGCCTTCTGGTTCTTGACCGCGTGCGCCTCGTCGAAGATGAGGAGGTCGGGCTCGATCCCGGTCAGCACCGCCTCGGCGTCCTTCGTCGAGAGCTGCGAGTACGGTATCACGTAGCAGCCGCGCTTCCTCGAGGCGGCCGCGCTGGCGCGGGACGAGGCGTCCCGGCCGCCCATGAGCACGAACGGCACGCGCAGGCCGACGCGGCGCCGCGCCCACGGGATGTCTCGCTGCGTGAGCTGCGAGTAGACTTGCGAGGGCACGAACAGGATCGAGCGCTCCGACTCGCGGCGCTCGAAGGCCCGGTTCGCGATCATCAGCGTGATGAGCGTCTTGCCCCAGCCGACGCCGATCGGGAAGAACCCGCCGCCGTAGATGTCCCACGCGAGCACGCCGCCGACCTGCGTGTTGAACAGGCGGAAGCCCTCGTCGAAGAACTTGGCGTCGACCTCCTGCCGGCAGAACTCCTCGACCTCCTCCGGCGTCGGGAGCAGGACGACCGGCAGCGAGACTATGCGGTGGATCTCCAGGGAGTCCGCCGTGTCTCGCCGCCGGTTCTGCCTGGCGCGAGCGAACGGGTCGCTCGTCGCGCTCACTGCGGGACTCGCCCCCGCGGCCGCAGCTTTCGGATCCCCGCGGCGCGCAGGATCCTCGTCAGGGTCGTGAGGGACATCCGCCGCGGCAGCCCCTTCGGCGGGCTCTTCCGGATCTCCCGGAGCGTCTCGCCTGCCCTGTACCGCCTCGCGATGCTGCGCTCCTGGCGCAGCGTCGTCTCGATCATCGCCGTCATTCCTTGCCTCCTGGTGGTCGCCGAGATCATCCCAGGCGCTCGAGGACCGTCTCGGCGAACGGCTCGAGTGCGTTGAAGAGCGCCACGAGGTCGAAGTCGTTCGTGCCGCCGGGGAAGACCACGATGGTCCGCCCGAGCGCCTCGGCGACCTTCTCGCCCCGCTCCTTCAGCCTGTCCTTCCGCTTGTGCGGGTCCAGCGCCCAGTAGGACTCCGCCATCATGTCGGTGGCCATCTCGGCCCCGACCTTGTTCATCAGGTCCGCCGCCATGACGACGGGCCGGTCCGCCCCCTTGAGCTGCACCACGCCGAGGTAGAGCGAGAGCCCCACCCGCGGGCGCCCCCGGCCGTCCTTCGGCCTCCGGTCCACGACGGGCGCCTCGACCGCGGGCGGCTCGGGGCTCGGCGCCGGGGCCGCAGGAGCGGGCGCCGGGGCCGCCGCCTTCGGGGCGGCCTTCGGAGCGGGCGGAGGGGCCGCCGGCGCTGGCGCCGGGGCCGCGGCGGGGGCCGAGACCTTGACGCCCGACTGCGCCCACTCCAGGGCCGCGCCCATCGCCGCCAGCGCCTCGGCCCTGTCCTCGCGGGCCACCGCGACCGCGCCCTCGTCGGTGATCTCGACGTGGTACGCCTCGCTGCTCGGGCGGCCGTCCTTCGCGGCCGTCTTGTCGCAGATCATGCACGGGCGGCCCTCCTTGTTCATGCCGATGCCCTTGCACACCGGGCAGCTCGGCCGCGCCCACGGGGCGCCGCCGGTGACCGACGCCTGCGGCGCGGTCGGGCCGGAGTTGATCGCCGGGGCCGCCGGCTGCGGGGCGGCCGGGGCCGCCTGGGCCTTCGGCGCGGCCGGAGCCGGCGCCTGGGCCGCTGTCTGCGCGGCTCGCGCCGCCTTCTGCTTCTTCGCACGCTCGAAAAGGTCCACGTTGCCTCCTGTGTCTTTCTTGTCCTTCTTCCGCTTCGGCTCGAGCCCGAGGTTCGGGCGCTGACGCTCCGCGCGGTCCTTGGTCTGTCTCTCGATTCGCTTAGTATACCCCGCCACCGTCTCGCGGCGAGAACATATCCCCTGGAAAGGGCAGCCCCCGTACTGCGAGCACACGTCCGTCGTCTCGGGTCCCGGCGCGTCCTCCCACCGCTTGATCCCCCTGACGGCCAGCATGCCCCGCCCGACCTCCTGGAGGAACTCCCAGTGCTTGGACAATCTCTTCGACGAGACGAGCGCCGAGACTTTACGGACTCCCCTCGGGTCCCTGAACTTAGGGAACTGGTTGTGCCGCACGAAGACTGGGCCGTCGTACCCGTCGAGGCGCGACGTCGCGGCCGCGTAGGTGAGGAGCTGCTGGTTGTGCCCCACGCAGTTGGGGCTCGTGCCGTCGCCCGGGGAGTAGGGCTCCTGGATCTGCTCGTACTGGTCGATCTCGTTCTGCGGCCCAGGCTGCTTGAGGTAGCGCACCGAGGACTCCCCGAAGGACTTGTGGTCGTGGACCTCCGGGGCCGAGACGATGTACTTCGTCCCGTCGGGCTGGTGGACGACCGTCTCCGCCGGCCGGAACCAGTCCACGTAGCCGAGCAGCTCCACGCCGTCGACCAGCGGCAGGCGGACCTCGCGCTCGACCTGCACCTTCGGGTCGCGGGACAGGACCCCCTTCTCCACCGCGTCGGCGAGCAGGTCGCGGATGAGCTTCGCCTCGTTCGGCGTCACGCTGGCCGCCGCGCCGCGCTCCTCGACGGTCTCCCATCCGGAGGGGAAGGGGTCGACCGCCGCTCCGGCGGCCTGGCCCGCCAGGACCTCGGGCACCGGGGACGGCACGCGCCCCTGCGCGTCGGCCGCCTTCCAGCGCTCGATGCAGCCGTGCAGCACTGTGCCGAAGGTGAAGTAGCCGCGCTGCTCCTCGGGCAGCCGCGCGACGCGCTTGAGCCACCAGCGGCGCCTACACGCCGTGAAATCCTCGACCTGCGAGGCGGAGGTGACGAGCGGCTCGCTCACCGGTCCTCCTCCCCGTTGCGCGAGATGATCTGCGTCGCCAGGGCCTCGCCGCCGGGCTGCGTGCGGAGGAGTCGCTCGATGCGCTCGCACGCCATGCCGTAGCGCAGGCCCTCCTCGAACACCACGGCCAGATTCACCTCGATCCAGCGGCCGCGCTCCTGGCCCTTCGGCCGGCGCTTCTGCGTCTCGCCGTCGTACTCGTGCGCGGCGAACTGGCGCAGCACCGCAGCGCACTTGCTGAGGCTCACGCGCTCGGGGATCATGGACGTGGGCGAGCCGATGTAGTCGACCACGCCGGACGCGGTGACCCAGACGTAGCCACCCTCGCAGTGCACGCCGCGCCGCTCGCCGGGCGACTCGACCATCCTCACGATCGCCTTCAGCACGGCCTGCGAGGCCTGCGTGCGCAGCCGCATCGAGCGCACCATGCTGGTGTGGACCTCGCCCTCGACTAGCAGGCGGTTCGTCCCGCGCCGACTCGGGGTGCGGTTCGCGTAGAGCCAGGCGACGTGGTTCGCGACCACGTACCTGCTCGGCTCGCGGCCGCCGACCCAGCCCGAGGTGTAGGCGTAGTTGCCGCGCGAGGTGAGCAGGTCGCGGGCGCGGTGGCCGACCTCGACCGAGAGCAGCCGCACCTCGATCGCGCGGACGTCCTCGTCGGTGAGGTCGCGGTGCCCGACGATCGAGCGCAGCATGTCGCGGTCGTTGCCGGTGAACAGGATCCGCGGGTAGACGCTCGCGTTGAACGGGTCGCGGTACATCGAGCGGATCGTGAGCCGGCCGCCAGAGACGAACGCGCGGAAGGCCTGGTCGATCGGGAGCGACTCGTCGGACTGGATCTGCGGCAGGCCCTCGTCGCAGTTGATGACCGGCGAGTGGAGGAGGCCCTCGTTGAACTTGCCGAGCGCGCGGCCGTCGTTCGACCGCTCGCCCTCGAAGCACTCGGCGAGACCCTGCGCCAGCATCCCCTTGCCGGCCCCGCTCGCGCCGTAGAGGTTGAGCGCGCAGATCGGCGCGGTGACGTCGAGCGCCCACGAGAGCCACTCGACGAGGAGGTCGGACTTCTCGCCGGCCATAGCCTCGAGCCACTCCTGCACCTGGGCGCTGTACTCGCCGCCCCTCCGCAGCCGCGGGTTCAGCCGGTGCACCGGCAGGTGCAGGACGCGCGCGCCCTGGTCGCCGTCGATGTACGCGAAGGAGTCGCGCGACGAGCAGGACACCGAGGAGATCGGGGTGGCGTGGTCGTTCAGGATCGACTGCGCGCTCCGCGGAACCCACGCCCTGCCGCGCAGCTCGGAGGTCTCGATCACGTCCTCCATGCCCAGCTCGCGGATCATCGGCACGAGCATGGAGTCGCCGCACGGCCGCACGTTGTACGTGGAGTCGGGGCGCATCACGTAGTGGTTCCGGCCGTCGCTCGCGACCATCCGCTGGCGCAGCCACTCCTCCGCGTCCGCCGGCGACTGCGGCACGGAGAGGGGCTGGTCCTTCCTCACGATCGCCATGATCTCCTCGCGCACGCCCTTGGCCCGCTGGAGGCTGCGCTCGCGCTCCTCGTTCGCCGCCTGGATCTGGGCCTGCTCGCTCGCCCACATCCGGCACACGATGTCCCACGCCTTCGGGAGCCACTGGGTCTCGCGGGCGCCGGAGTCCTCGTCGGCCTGGAGCTGCTGGAGCGCCGGCACCAGCAGCGCGAACACGCCCTCTGGCGTCGCGCTCTCGATGCGCGCCGTCATGCCGACGACCTGGCCGACGAGCCGGGTCACGCCGTTGTTCCAGCCCCTCGATACGTCGACCTTCCCGTCCTCGAAGCACGCGGCGTAGGCCTCGCGGCCCTGGAGGTACTTCTGTGCCTCGCGCCCGAAGTCGGTCGGCACCTCGCGGCCGTTGCTCGACCGCCTGAGGACCAGCTCCCGGCACTCGTCCGGGTCCGGCATGTCGGCCCGGTACGGCACGACCTGGGCGAACTCGTCCTGAGCCGCGGCCGTCACCTGGATCGTCGAGGCGTCGAGCGCCGGGCCGCCGCCGAGGTACCTGAACATGGGGTCCGTCGAGAAGCTCGCGCCGGTGTCCGCGCGCGTCGCTCCGGGCAGGCGGAAGAGGCGCGTCCAGTCCTTGCACGCCGGGTCGAGCTGGACCCCCTGCGCGGCGAAGCGCGCCATCATCTCGGCGCACAGCGGCTCGGCCTCCAGGTGGCTCACAGGCGCCGCGAGCGCGTACACGAAGCGGCAGCCGTGCAGCGTGGTGTACCAGTAGGTCGGGGAAGGGAGGTCGGCCCCGGCGAGCACCTGCACGAACTCGCCGAGGCCTTCCTCGGTCCAGACGGTCTTTGATCCGTCCGGATTCTTGGGTAGGTCGTAGTCGAAGAGCAGCACCGATACGTCGATCCGGCCGCCGAGCAGCGCCAGCTCCGCCGCGATCGGGGCGCGCTTGTTCGCGCGGGCGTAGCAGCGGTCTCCGTCCTCGTCGACCAGCGCGTACGAGACGACGTGGGCGTCCCGGTCCCACTCGCGCGACATCGCCTCCGACAGCGGGAGGTGCTCGTCGCACATCACGCGCGAGGCCCTGTTCTGGTCGGCCAGGTCCGCGAGCACGCCGGCGCCGGGGTGGCGCTCGCGGTCGAAGATCACTCCGACGATCGGATCCGGTGCAGGTTCCATGTCGCTCAGGGGAGGCTGCGGCCGGCGCGTCGCTCGTCGCGCCGGCCCCAGTGGGCTCTCGCCCAGCCGCGGAGCAGTCCCCTCATACTACTCCGACTCGGCCCTCGGTCAAGCGGTTGTCTCAGAAGCCCTCGAGCCCGAGCTGGCTCGCGCGCTTCTTGAAGGCGAAGCGGGCGGTGCGAGGGTCGTGCGCCCAGACCTTCGCGATCGCGGGCGCGTCGAGGGCGACCCGGTGGTCGACCCAGCCCACGCCCTCCGGCAGGAGGTAGTGCGCCTCCAGGTGGAGCGCGCGGGTGTCGTAGACCTTCACGCGCGGCCAGATCCACGAGTCCTCCGGCGGGAGCCCGAGGTCCTCGCGCACCGCGGCCTGGATCCTCGCCTCCCAGGCCTCGTGCTCCGGAAGATCGATCTTGAACGGGCTCGGGAAGTCGCCGCAGTACGCCTCGTGGGCGTCGTGCAGGAGCGCGCACTGCTGCACCACCAGCGGCTCGCCGGCCGCCTCGGCCAGCACCGAGACCAGCACCGAGTGCTCGGCCACGGAGTAGAACTCGCGGACGTGCCCGAGGTAGCGGCAGATCATCGACAGCGCGTGCGTGACGTCCTCGCGCTCGAAGTTGCAGTGCGAGTCGAGCGAGAAGAACTTCCGGCCGCTGACCGTCGTGATGTAGCCGTGCTTCTTCGCGGGGTGCTCCATCAGTCGTCCGATCCGCACGGCGTGGCGTCGTCGCGCACGTCGAAGTCGTCGGGCTGCTCGGCCTGGGGCGGCGGCATCAGGTCGCCGCGCATGGTGCTCAGGTACACGTGGTTGCCGGCCTCCGCCCGGACCGTGAGGCCGCCGAGCGAGCTGCGGACCTCGAGCCCCAGCGCCCCGTCCGCGCCGCGACCGATCCTCACGTGAATCTTGTGGGCGCGCAGATACTTGTCTTCGCCCAAGTCGAACACCACGTCGGCGTTCTTGTGTATGTCGAACGAGGAGAGCGAGTCGTCCTCCTCGCTCCTCACGATCACGTCGATCGACTCCTCGGTCCTCGGCAATCTCCGCTCGCCCATCGCAGTCGCCCCCAGCCGCGCGTAGCGGCCCGTAGTCGTCAGGTCCATCACCGCCTCCACGTCAGCCCGAACAACACCACCTCGCCCCTGTCGGAGAGCAGGTCGACGCCGATCGAGCACTCGCGCGTCAGTCGCTTCTCGATCCCGAGCCGCGCGTAGGGCGTCAGCTCGTCGGTGGCCCCGAGCGCGACGTGCGCCCAGTCGGCCAACTCCACCCGCAGGCCGAGGCGGCCCAGCACGTCCTCCTCGTCCTCGACCCTCTCCCCGTACCTGTTCCGCCAGGGCTTGCCGTTCTTCTTCTTGAGGGGCACGCGCTCCGTCTCCTCCGAGGACCGCCGCTCGACCGAGGCCTCCACCTCCAGGCTCCCTCCGGTCCCCCTGACCGGGGCGAGAGCGCCGACCTCGGCCGAGCGGCCGCCTCCCGCGACCCACGCGGAGTTCGGAGCGGCGCACGCGGCGCAGCTCATCAGGACTGCCAGCAGCAGAGAGTTGTTCTTCATGGAGGAATCGTACTCCGGTATCGGCCGGTTGTCCAGGTGGACTTTAGAGGCCGTCGGGAGCGAAGCCCTCGGCCTGCGGCAGCGGGCGGGCCACGGCCTCGAAGGAGCTGGACAGCTCCTCGCAGAGGGAGGGCTGCATCTCCTTCGGCACAGGCTCGTGCGTGTCGAGGGCTCTGGTCGCCGCGTTCCAGCCCGCCCGCTCGGCCTGCTCGAAGGCGTGCGCGACCACGGCGAACAGCGGGTGCGCGATCGCCGCCTCGGGCTCCACGCCCGCCAAGTACTTGTACACCGCCATCGCGCGCTCGCGCGGGCCGATGTGAGGCCTCGGGCTGTCGGGCTGCGGATAGGTCCTGGTGATCTTCACTCGTTGCTGTACTCCCCTTCGACGAAGTTGAAAGGATGTTTGAACGCCTCGTGCTGGAGGGCGCGAGGGCTCCGCACCGTCTGCACCCGGTTGTCGTCTGCGCCGCTGCGGTGGCACTCGATCCCGGCGACCATTACGGGTCCTGTGTAGTGCTTCGCCCTCGCCCCGCTCGGCAGTCGGCCCTTCACGCGGAGCTGCTCCACGAGCGCGTCGTATGCCCGCTCGCCGAGGATCATGGTGTCCACGCCGTGGCCCATCCTCTCCATCTGCTCCTTGGCGTCGAAGATATCCTGCATCACGTCCCTGCCGGTGGGGAACGACCAGCACAGTTCTCGCGATCCTGAGACTAGTGTGTCCATTCCAGACTTCCACGTCGCGTCATCCACATGCGCGGCCTCGTCCAGGAAGATCGAGTCGCCGGAGCTGAACTTCTCGACGACCTTCCTCTCGCCCTTAGGGCTGAGCAGGTCTCGGACCTCCCAACCCTGCTCCCTCGCCTTCTCGAGCACCGGCGACATAGCGCGCAGCGCCTCGCGCTCGATCCGCTCGCGCTCCTGCCGCGCTATGATCGCCCTCTGGTCCGCGGGCAGAGTCTCGTCGTCCAGGAGGGCAGTCGTGGGGTTTCCGCTGACGTTCCGCCCGGAGCGCACGTCCTCCGCGTACTCGGTGAAGGTCACCCTCGAGCCGTCGGCGCCGGTCAGCGTCACGACGGCCGCGTCCACGCGCTGGTCGCCGACGTGCGGGCCGAGCGCGGCGCGGGCCGCCTCCGATGCCTCGCGCGCGCCGGCGACGTCGCCGGACCACAGCGGGTAGCGCGAGCCCACCTCGCGGCCGGCGCGGTCGCGCAGCACGGCGTTGGCGCGGAAGACCGTCACAGCTCGCCCAGCTTCCTGGCCAGCTCGTCCACGGCGTCCTCGCGCTGCTTCCGCGCGACGTGCTCGGGGACCAGCCAGCCGAGGCGCAGGGCCTCCCAGCCGCCGCGCAGGAGCAGGCCGACCAGCACGAACGCCAGCCCGACCGTCCAGAACGCGAGGCCGAACAAGACCTTGGCCGCGAGCCGCACTAGAGGTCCTCCCCGTCCATCAGGATGATGATGAGGATGATGAGCCCGAAGAGCCCGACCCTGCGCCACACGCGCACGCCGGGAGGAGCGTCGAAGTCGTTCACTGCTTATCTCCTGTGGTGTGCGAGCCGCCGCCCGCCGGCATAGCGGGGCCGACCGTGACCGGCCGGCTCTGCTGCGGCGGCTCCCACACGTCCGTCGCGAGCCGGTTGAAGAACCGGCGCGCTGCTCTCCTGTTGTTCTGGTCGTTCCACCAGCGGTTGCGGCCTGAGGGGTGCGGGCACACGTAGGCCCGCGTCCCCCTGCTCCGGGCCGAGGTCGCGCAGCCGTAGAACGCGCAGCGGAAGAACGGCGCCGAGCCGACCTCTCGGAAGGAGTCCGCGACCCTGCGCCCCAGCAGCACCACGTGCTCGTACCTGGCCCAGTCGTCGACCACCATCGTCGTCGCCGCGTCGCGGGCCGACACCGGCCCCCACCGCTCCTGCGGGTGCTCGAACAGGTTCGTCCGGTCGGCCAGTCGCAGGAACTCCTCGCGCGACCAGCCGGTGTACCCGAGCAGCCTGCGTCCCGCGTCGCAGTAGTCCGGGTGGAGCGGGAACCCGACGTTCGAGATCGTCGGCGCCTCGCCCACGAAGAGCACGCGGGCGCTCACCCGCACCTCCCGCGCGCCTCCGCGGCGAGCCTGCGCCTGCGGCCCTTCGAGCCGGCGCGCACGCGCAGCGGCACGAGGCGGCCGTTGACCCTCCTGCGGCGCCTCATCACCAGATCCACCCTCGCGCCCTGGCGATCGAGCGCTCCGCTGGCGTCAGCATTCCCACGCGCCGCGCGCGCGTCTTCGGCGTCTGCCGCCGCGTGAAGTGGCTCGGCCCGAGCTTGCGCTTGACGACGAACTCGTCGAAGGTCAGGCGCACCGCGTCCCGGCGCGTCGGCCGCCTGGCCGACTGCACCTCGCGCGGGGGCATCTTCATCCCGCGCCCGGCCTGAGCCATCGCGCCGACCTGCGCCGCGTCCCTAGACGTCCCGCGGAGCAGTCGCTCCCGGACCCAGCGCTCGATCCCGCCGAATATCCCGAACATAGGCGTGCAGTCCTCCTGTCCAGCAGTCAGTGTACAGCGTCTCGTCCGGAAGTCAAGTCCGCGTCCTAGGATTCAGTCCCCGGCCCTAGTTCGAGGTCACCCTGTCGACGCAGGCGACCGTGCCGTCCGGCCTCACCCTGTAGACCAGCAGCCCGCCCCTAGGGGCTGCGGGTCGCGGCCGGAGGTACACCACCAGGGAGACGTTGCCGTCCCTGTCCGCGACGCGGACCACCCGGTCCGTAGGGAACGCCAGCGGCACCTCGGCCTCCGTGCGCGGCGGGCGCCCGAGCCCCCTCGGCCCGGCGCACCCCAGGCAGCACGCCGCGATCAGGGCCATCTCCAGGAACATTATCCCCACGTACACGCTCAGTCGCTTGCTGGTCGTCACAGGATCCTCCTCTGCGCTATCTCACGCAGGCGCAGCCACGCCGCCGAGAAGGTCGGCAGCGTCCTCGCCCGCTTCTCCTCCTTGTCCAGGTACATCGCCGCGTCCGCGGCCTCCACGTCCGCGCCGAGGCCGGCGCTCGCCGACACCCGGCCGTCGCGCGAGCGCCAGCGGCGCACCAGGTCGCGCACGCGGCGCGCCCCGGCCCGGCTGTCGATGCGCACGACGAACTCGTCCCCGCCCTCGCGGGCGAGCGTCACGTCCGAGCCCCGAGTCTGCTCGGAGAGGAAGTGCGCGAACTCCCGCAGCACCTCGTCCCCGTAGGCGTGCCCGAGCGGGTGCGCGTCCTGCGCCGCCTTGAACCCGTCCAGGTCGACGAAGACGAACCAGCTCTGGCCGTCGCGCCGCGTCCGGCGGTCTAGTCCGCGCCGGTTGTAGAGTCCCGTGAGAGAGTCCACCTCCGCGTCCCGCGCCCGCGCCTCGGCCTCGCGCTCCAGGTCGGGGAGCCGCGCCAGCCGCTCGCGCAGCGTCGCGTACTTCGTCTCGGTCAGGTCGGACCAGGCGGGAGAGTCCAAGCCTAGAGTCCTTCCCGCAGGTAGCGCCGAGGAACTCGGACCACGCCGAGGGGCTCCACGTGCAGGATGTAGCCGGGCACGGGAGACTCCTCCTCCGCGATCCGACGGACCTCCTCCAGGTTCCAGGGATAGAACTCCTCGAACGACCCGTCGATCGTGTCGACCCTGAACCTCTGCTCGATCGTCGCGCGTCCTGCTCGCGAATCCACGCCTACAGTCCTCCCGGGGGAACGCCGTCGGGCACCGCCACGCCGTCGAAGGGGCCGGCGCGCCCGCGGTCCTCCTTCTCGACCTGCTCCCCCAGCGCGTCCGCGCAGAGGAGGTAGTTCGCCTGCTGGAGCAGGAGCGCGTCGCGCCGGAGCGCGAGGAACGCGGCCCGCAACTCCGGCGACACCTCCGACCCCGCGACCAGCTCGAGCGCGCGGGCCTGGCTGAGCCGGGCCGTGCGCTCCTCGATCTCCCGCGCCCGCCGGCGCAGGACCTCGGCCCTCGCCGAGAGTCCCTCCGAGTAGTCCATCGGCTCGCCCGTGAGTATCAGTATCAAGGCGTTTCCTCGTCCGCGACCCGAGTCCCTAGTCCGCGTCGGCGAACGTCGTCCGGCGGTCGAGTCCTGGCAGACAGTCTACACCTCCCCCAGCCCTAGGGCAAGTCCGGAGGCGGGGAAGTAGTCGGGGACGCCGAAGAACTCAGCCTCCCAGCGCCAGGAGGCCCGGGCCTCCTCCGGAGACAGCCGCAGGGCGCGGTAGTACAGGACGGGGACCGGCCCCACCATGTCAGCGAGCGCGAGCGCGCGCCGGTCGAAGTAGTCGGAGAGGTAGGACAAGTCCACTAGCGCGCTCCGCAGGGGCACGGGCGCCCGCTCATCTTGACGGCCGCGGACGTCGCCGAGGTCCTGGACATGTAGCGGGAGGACCCCCCGCCTAGGCACGTGGCGCAGACCACGCGGAAGTCCCCCGGCGCCCGCTTGCGCACGGTCCGCGTGCCGCACGTGAACGGCCGCGAGTCCGGGTCCTCGCGTAGCCGCGCCTCGTCGGGCGCCCGGCGCCAGCCTTGTAGGTCGCTCACGGCCCGTACCTCGCGGCCGATCCGAGCTGGTCGGACGGGGCGCGGCTCGAGTCTATCCAGCTCGAGGCCCGAGGGTCCACCTCGCGGAGGTAGCACAGCCAACGGTCCTCGCTCTGCTCCGCGGCTCGCGCGCCGGCGCGCCCGAGGATCGCGGCTCGCCCCGGGCAGGAGCACTGCCCTACTCTCCAGACCACTGCGCACCCCGCCGCGTGGCCGTAGGCCGTCGCGGCCCGGTAGCTGAACCTCGCGGAGTTGACTGCTACTTCCGAATTGTCCATCGTCCTAGTCCTGCGGCCGAGTCTCTCAGGACAGTCCGCGCGGCCGCGCGCAGTCCGCCCTTGGTAGGTGGGGCACGGGCGCCAACCCGTGCCCCGGGAAGGAAGCCCCGGCCGGGTATGATCCGACCCGACCGGCGCGCCCATTGTGTTGAATCAGCCGGAGCGGGTACGCGCGGCACCGATTGAGCGCGCGCAGGTACGCCAGCGGCAGCCGGCCCCAGCGGTCCGCGCTCCTCCCGCCGCGCAGGTAGATCATCGATTGCGCTCCCGCCGATTCTCGGCCTCGCTGCCGCACAATATCCAGAGGGCTCGCCCGCGGATCTCCTCCTCGCTCGCTGTCTCCAGGTCTGCCCAGGTTCCCCAGTGCGCGAGCATCCTCCGCACCTCGGGAGTAGGCATGATCCACTCCAGCTCGCCGGACGCGAGCCAGGAGGCTACGTCTCCGTCGCACGGTCCAGGGTGCGAGCACTCTTCGATTGCATCCTCCGGAACTCGGACGACCACCGCTCCGCTGTCTCCGTCGATTAGGTCGATCACGCTCGCACCTCCTGAGCCTGTCCGGCTCGGCACGTGTACTGCGCCTCCTGCCCTCGGTTCGCCCGGAGGCGCACGTACATGCCCGGCCCTGCCCCGGTCCCGTAGTAGCGCACCCCCTCGGCAGTGACGGCCCGAACGAAGTAGCGCCGGGTCCCGCCGCGGCCGTGCCCCTGGAACCCGACCGCGGCGGACCGCAGGGAGGTCACGCTCGCGACGTCCCCGCCGCTCCACGTGTGGATCCTCCTCCTCCCGTCGCCGGACAGGTAGAGGAACTGAGGCTCCCCGCGCGCCATTTGCGCGCGAGTCCGCGCGTCGCAGCACGAGTAGCACGCGGTGCGCCCGGTCCGGGAGTCCCGACCGAAGCCGGTCCCGCCGGAGCCATCCTCCTGCGGAGTGCTGGGGTGGCCGCAGTCGCACAAGGCTAGGTAGGTAATCACGACCCCACCTCCTGGACGGCCGGCGCCTCGTCCAGCGCGCGGGCCAGCTCCTCGATTCTCTCCCGCGTGAACGTGTGGCAGCCCGCGCGCACCTCGTCCGCTCCGATGCTGTCTACCTGGAAGGGACCCACCCGTAGAGTCTCCCCGTTCCGGCGCCACTGCTCCCCGCGCGTCCAGACCGAGCGCACAAACGCCAGCGCGCGCCGCGCGTGCTCGATCGGGACCCGCGCGCCGCGGGACGTCACCACCTCGGCCCCGTGCACCGCGAGGTACGCCGAGCCTTTTTCGTCCACGTGGTAGCTGTAGGGGCAGTCCGCGCGCGTCCCCGCCCTCCACTCCTCGAAGGCCTCGGACTGCTCCCTCCGCCGCGCGCTCGCCTTCGCGCGCTCGCTCTTGAGCCACGCCCCCCGCGCCGCCCGAGCCTCGGCCACGAGGTCCTGGAGGTCCGCCCGCGCGCGCCTCCCGAGGGTGGACAGCACGCCGAAGAAGCGCGCGTACTCCACGGCCTCCCGCTGTAGGCGCAGGGCCGCGTCCGCGTGCGCTCCGCGCGTGTAGTCCCTCCTCGCCCGCGTCGCCTTGAGCGCCTGCTCGACAGCTCGCGCGAGCAGCCTCCGCGCGTTCCGCGTGTGGTCCGCGGGACAGTGCGGCTCCACGTTCGGGACCTCGAACGCGCGGACGTTCGGCAGCCCGTCCACCGCGTCCCGCACCTCGCGGTAGTGCGCCGCGGTGGACACGCTCCGCGATAGGCTGTCTACCTGGAGCAGGACCGCGCGCCGGCCGCGGTGCGAGGTGAAGCGCGCGAGTACCCAGTGGTGCCCGTGCGAGTAGATCGAGGCGCCCTCGTAGAACATCCGCGAGCCTCGGCCGCTCGCTCGATGGTCCTGCTGCGCCCAGCGGTGCGCTACCTGTGCGTGGTTCATGGCTAGTGCTTCCTTCCTTGTGTTTATGCGTGCGCCTTGGCGGGCGCGTGTCGATTGTCCAGGTCCCTACTTCGGCTCCTCCGGTCGTCCCGCTTGAGCCGCTCGGCGAGCCGCGCCGGCCTTCAGACAGTCCGCGTAGCTCGCTAGGTTCCCCCGCCCGACCCGGCGCGCCATCTCTCGAGCCGCGCTCGGGGGCGGCATGCGCTCCTCGCGCACCACCTCGCGGAGGTCCGCTACCAGGAGCCTCCGACCCCCGGCGTCCAGCGCGAGGAACTCCCTGCCGAACGCGGACCGGAGCGCGAGGAGGTCCAGCCGGTAGGCCTCCCCGTCCTTCATCGGCTCGGCCTCGTCGCGCGCGGGCGGAGACTTCCGGTCCGCGCAGTCCTCGGAGCAGTAGCACGCCACGAGATCGCGGCCGCGCAGTCCGCCGGGTGCGACGTCGTAGTACCCGTCCGCGTCGTCCTGGACGAACCTGCCGCACGTCGGACACTTGTCGGAGTGCTTCATGGTGGGTCGCTCCCTTCCGTGGTCAGCCGAGCCTAGCTCGGGACCACCTCCGCGAGCCTCAAGACCGCGAAGACCACCACCGCGACGATCGGCAGGGCGCCGAGGAGCTTCAGGCCGGCGGGGGTCACGTTGGCTTGGATCATGTGCTTCATGGCTTCTGGCTTCCTTCCTTTGGTGTCTCGTGGCTTCCGACCACGGTAGCCGAGTATATCGGCCGACCGAACCTTTGTCCAGCGGAAAAAGCCGGGAATCGCCTAATTGATCTCCTAGCAATAGGTTAGAGTCTCGGAATCGGGACGTTGTTACCGATAGTCGGACTGCCCGGCCCGAGGTGCGGGCGCACCTAAGTAGAGCTAGGACAGGAGCTTGCGCCGGTAGGCCCGAGGTGCCCAGCCTTTCCTATGTCCCGCTATACACGTACCCTTATACTACTTTCGGGATATCTCGAAAACAGTATAAGGGGTCGCGCACACGTTAGAGGGGGACCGTTTTGCAGGAGTCTCGATCCTAGGCCTCCGACTACTATCCGTTGTGGTCCTACTTTCGGGACCTCCGAGCCTAATGTTACGCATAGCGCAGAATTCGGATATCTCGATCTACGTACAGGGGTCCGTTCTACGGGACTTTTGCACCGTTCTTACCTAATTGGTCGTCCTAAGTCCATGCAGGAGGCCTACTTAGGCGTGTGTTGCATTAGTGGAATAATGTAAGTTTTCAGTCAAAACCCACCTAAATCGAATTGATTCTAGATCAAACCCCTAGATCGAGGGCTTGTCGCACCCTAAATGCCATTATGGCAGGGCCTCGGCTGCCATAATGGCAGGCCATTTGTTACGATGTCGTAACACATTGATGTGAGATCAATTCGAAGGCGAGGCCTCGGGCAGGCTCCTGGGAAATTGATCGCGCGCCAAACCCCTCCACGTGCGCGATTCCGGGCAGGGAGACTGCCCCTCCTCGCGTCGCGGGACCCAGAATTTCGGGCTGGGAAATTCGGCCGGGAAAAATCTGGGCAGAAAATCCGGGCCTAGGAATTCGGCCGGAGGAATTCAGGCTAGGAGAGCGGCGGCCGCACGCTCCGGCACACGTGCACGTTCCCGCACGGAATCCCGGAATCCGCTTGACCCTGCCGTTTTGGCAGCGTACGCTGGGGGTTGCGGCGCGCCCGAGCGCAGCACCCAACGCGAGCACCCCCGGCCGTGGCCCAGAGGCACCAGGTAGACGTCGCGACCCCGGCGCTGGACCGCTTCCTGTCCGAGCCCGCGGCCCGCCAGCTCCTCGGCGACGAGCTGGGCCGGGTGCTGTCCGAGGCGTTCCTGCCGCCCGGCTACGAGGCCCAGTACCCGCGCCAGGAGGACCTCCGCTGGCGCGTCCTGGTCTGCTGGCGCCTCGCTCGCGGGATCGCGCTGGTGCTCGGCCTGTGCGCCGAGGACGAGCCGCTCGAGCGCGCCGCGGACGCCGAGGACTACGCCGAGAGCCCGTGGACCTTCCCGACCGCGCCGCGGCTCTCCCCGAGCCAGCAGCAGCTCGTCCGGCTCGGCGAGGCGACCGACATGCACCGGCTCGCCGCCGGGGGCGTGACGCTGCTGCCGCCGGCCGACCCGGCCCTCGCCCGGGCCTGGTGCCCGGTCGCCGCGGTGCTCGCCGAGGAGCTGGGCGTCGCCGCCTCGGAGGGCGGGGCGGCCGGGCTGCGCGGCCTGCTCGACCCGAGGACCTGCGGCCACGCGGGCGTGACCCCGAAGATGGTGGTGGGCCTGGAGGAGCTGCTCGTCGACGAGGCGGCCCGGGCGATCCTGGAGTGCGGCGAGCGCGCGACGGTGGAGCACCTGCGCGGCCGCTACGGCCTGGCCCGCCGGGAGGCCGCGGCGCTGGTGCGCCTGGCGCGCGCCGACGCGATGCGCGGGGGCTCCTCCTCGGTTGAGGAGGACCGCGCCCTGATGGTGCTGATGCTGAAGGACCTCGCGGCCCGCACCAAGGAGGAGATGAACACCGACAAGGAGCTGCGCGTGCTGAAGGAGCTGGCCCGCGTGCAGGGCCTCACGCGCTCGGAGCCCGAGGACCTGGGGCGGCTCTTCGCCGGCGTGATCGCGGGGGTGGCCGAGCGGCAGGACCGCCGGCTGCTAGAGAGCCAGAGGAGGATCGTCGACGCGGACGCGGTGGACGTGACCCCCGAGCCCGCGGTAGACTCGGGGGACGAGGACCCGGCGGCCCTCGCGGAGTTCGACAGGGAGGAGACGTGATGCTGCGATGGGCGAGATCAGGCGGAAGACGTGAGAGCGCTGCGACCCGGAGGCGGCCCGTGAGGCGCGCCGCGCTGAGCGCGATCGGCTTCGCGCTCGACAGAGCGCTATGCGCGCTGCTCTTCTGGGGCGTCGTCCTGGCGAACCTGGAGGGCTGCGCGGCGGTGGGCCGCGGCCTGAAGTTCGTCGGTGAGAGGCTCATCCAGATCGGGGGAGGCGCCGTCGTCGGCTTCCTCGCCTGGGTCCTCTACCCGGTCGGCTGGGCCGGCGTCGCGCTCGCGACGTTCGTGGCGAGCGTGTTCTCCGCGCTCGCCGCCCCGCCGACCGTCGTGGACAAGAACGGCCACGGAGGCCCAGACCGCCTGACGTGGGTGCTCGTCGGCGCGGGCGGCGCGCTGCTGCTCCGCGCGTGGGCGCACTACCCGGAGGTGTTCCGGCGCGCGTGGGCGCTCGTCCGCGGCGGCGCGAGGGCGTTCCTCGGCGGGGTCGAGCGGAGGCTGCCAGAGCTGCCGCCGGAGTCCAAGGAGGTCGGCAGGTGAGGCCCGACCAGCGAGGCTACTACGCGGCCGACGAGGACCCGCTCGACGAGCCCGAGGACCAGTCGGACGAGATGGACGACCCCCTGAGCTTCGTCTTCCCCGAGGACGAGCACGCGAACTACCAGTAGTCCCCCTTTTCGGCGGCTCCGCCGCCTCACCTCCATGATCTCCTTCGACGACCTGACCGACCTCCCGCCCTGGGTCAAGACCGGCGCGACCCTCCTGCTCGGCGCAGGGGCCTCGAAGGTCCTCGCCGTGTGGCTCGAGAGCCGCCGGCTCGCGAAGAGGGAGTACCGCGACACGCTGCTCCAGCGGATCCGCGAGCTGGAGACCAAGATCGACCGCATGTACCACGAGCTGGGGCAGCGCGACGTGCTGATCGAGCAGCTCAGGAACGACCTGGAGCAGTACAAGGAGCCCCGTGCTCAGTCTCGCCGCCCTCCGAGGAAGGCTTGAGGTCTTGCGGGACCCCCTGAGCCTCTGCGACTCGCTCGAGCTGAGGCCCACGCCCCGGCAGCGCGAGGTCCTCGGGGTCCTCGCCACCAACCCGAGCTTCTACCAGGTCGTCGGGGACGCCCGGAACGAGATGTCCAGGGCCGCCGCGATGTACGCGCTGTGGCGCGTCCTCGCGAACCAGTCGTCCAGCGGGCTCGTCCTGGCCTCGACGCAGGACGAGGGGGCCAAGATCATGGCCTTCCTACAGCAGGTGACGACCAAGATCAACCCGCAGCTCGCCTCCGTGACCGGGTTCCCCTACTGGAACGTGCTCCGGGTCGGCGGGCAGCGCTCCTGGGAGATCCACCTGCTCGAGAATCGCGCCCCGATCGTCGCCCAGAGGGCGCCGGGAGCGCTCCTGAGCGTCGTCGTGGGCGACAGGAGCAGCGATCCGGCGTTCCGGGAGGCCGTGACGGCCCTCGAGCAGCACTCGACGCACCCCAAGCACACCAGGATCGTCGTCTGGTGACGATTTTCGGCTGAAATGTCCACGTTCGCGAGGAAATTCACGCCCCTGTACGAGCGCTGGCGCTCCAGCATCCACGACTTCTTCGACACGGGCCTCAACTTCGGCAAGGAGGCGCCCGGGAGCGGCCCGACGTGGCAGCAGAGGCAGCTCCTAGACGTGATCCAGCTCGAGAGCGAGCTTCCGGTCGAGAAGAGGCTCAAGCGGGTGGCCGTCCGGAGCGGCCAGGGGCCGGGGAAGACGTCCATGAGCGGCGGAGTCGCCCTCTGGCGCTGCCTCCGCTACCCGGACGCCCTCTGCGTGGTCACCGCGCCGAACATGCGGCAGTGCAAGCAGTTCATCGACGAGATCGACCGCATCCTGAAGGGCGCGCACCCCTTCCTGCGCGGGTTCGTCGAGTGCTACGGCACGAAGGTCGTCGTCAACGGCTCGCGGACGTGGCAGATCCGCTCCGCGACGGCCTCGCGGCCGCAGAACCTCCAGGGGATCCACGAGAAGCGCCTGACGTTCATCGCCGACGAGGCCTCTGGCGTGGCCCGGTCGATCATGGAGACGATCCAGGGCACGCTGTCGAACCCGGACGCGCTCTTCCTGGCGATCGGGAACCCCAACACGACCGACTGCAAGTTCCACGAGTGCTTCACCACGCAGGCCGACCTGTGGCACCGGCTCGCGTGGAACGCCGAGGACACGGCGCGCGACTACCCGCACATCGTCTCGCCGAGCCGCAACCGCGCGCTCGAGCTGGAGTACGGCCGCGACAGCGACGTGTACCGCGTACGGGTCCTCGGGGAGTTCCCGCGCAGCGACCCGAACTCGATCATGGCGCTCGAGGACCTGATCGCCTGTACCAAGACGACCATGTACGGGTGCGCGACGATCACGGACATCCTCCCGGTGAACAAGGCCATCGGCATCGACTACGCGCGCTACGGCGGCGACGAGTCGGTCGTGGTCCGGCGCAGCGGGCTGGCCGTCGTGGACTTCAAGGTCTTCGTGAAGCGCGACCCGCGCGAGGTCACCGACTACGCCTTCCGCCAGCAGTACGACGCCGGCTGGAAGAACGACGACTGCTGGTACGTCCCCGACGCGGGCGGCATGGGCCAGGGCATCGTGCACTCGTTCTGGGAGGGCGGCAAGCAGGTGCACGAGTTCCACACGCAGGCCGTCGCGAGCGACAGCTCGATGTTCGCCGACGCCTACAGCGAGGCCTGGTGGAACCTGCGCAACCTCGTGCAGGAGCGCATCGTCCACCTCCCTAACGACCCGCGCCTGCTGAAGCAGCTCTCGACGCGGCAATACTACACCGACCGCAAGGGGCGCCTGAAGGTGGAGTCGAAGGACGAGTGGCGCGAGCGCACCGAGATCGACGAGTCGCCCGACCGCGCCGACGCGGTGGTGATGGCTTTCTATAGCCGGATGGGCCGCGACGGTAAGGTCGTCCAGATGCAGCAGAAGGCGTACAAGCTCGGGTCCCGGGCGAGGAGGAGCCGGTGAAGTGCCCGTGCGGAGGGACGATCGGCGTGACGCACACGTACGCCGTCGACACGAAGAAGTTCCAGCGAGCCTACTGCCTGAAGTGCAAGCTCGTCTACTGTCTCGAGACCCTCATGCACCAGGTCGGTGCGCGGGGCTCGGGCGCGAAGGCCCGCGCGCAGCGGGCCGAGAAGGAGAAGGTCAGATGAAGAAGCTGATGATGTCCCTGGCGGCGCTGGCGCTGGTCGCGGCGGGCTGCCACACGATGGACCGCTACCGCCCGACGCCCAGGCCCACCCCGGCCGAGAAGGCTATCGACCCGCGTCCGGACCTGCCCGGCAGGCCGGTCGAGGTGGGGAGCCCGCTGTTCGAGCTGGAGCGCGCCCTGCGCGCTCACTTCCCCACCGCTCACCCCTGGGTCCTCCGCTCGAGCCCGCTGAAGGACCCGTACCTCGGGCTGACGCACCCGGACCCGAAGGCCGCGGCCGCCGGCGAGGACCCCTGGTCGCCGACGTCCTCGATCCTCACCGAGGTCCGCGACGACGTGGACCCCTGGATCCAGCGCGACATCCTGATCCACGAGTACGCGCACGTGCTAGCGTGGGACGCGCAGGAGAGCCCGCACGGCCCGGTCTGGGCCAGCCAGTTCGGCATCCTGTACAAGTACACCAGGGGGGAGCCGATGATCCGGCTCTTCTTCCGCGGGGGACCGTGAAAGGTGCGAGCCCCGGAGGAGGAGGCTTTCCCCCGAGGCTCGCGGCAGACGGCGCTCTGGAAAGCGCCCCTTGCTCTCAGACGACGTACCAGGTCGTGCCGTCGCTGTACAGGCGGACGACCCCGTACTGCGTCGTGATCGTGACCGTGGTCGCCCCGTCGATCGTGTCGCTCCCGGCGCGGGAGATCGTCAGCGTGCCGGCGACGAGCGTCTTGAACGCGACCGAGCGGCCCTTGAAGGCGCTCGCCGCGGGCAGCGTGATCGTGTAGGGCAGCGTGCCGCTCGCGGTGACGAGCCAGGCCTGCTCCGACGTCGTGAGCGTCGCGGCGCCCGTCACGTTGCGCGAGACGCGGCGCTGGGCGTCGAACGGGTGCCAGTCGGTCCCGTCCGAGCGGTACAGCGTGTAGCCGTAGACGGAGTGGTTCACCCAGACCAGGCAGCGGTCGAAGCTGGCCGGCGGGAAGGTCGCCGCGAGGTTGGACTCGGTGAGCGACGCGCTCTCGTAGATCGGGAGCGGGCCGTTCGCGAGGACGTCGAAGTCGTCGTCGATGCGGCCGTCCCATCCCTGGTTGCCGCTGTTGATCGGGGTCGTTGCCGGGCGTGCCATGATGCCTCCTAGGTGACGTGCGTGACGGAGAGTACGACCGAGTTCGAGACGTACCCGTTGTTCGTGTGGGTGATGCGGACCTTGAAGTTGCCGTTGCTGATCGGCGCGGCCGCGAGGACCGTCGAGGGGTAGGTGATCTGCGCGACGTTCACCGTGTCGGTCTGCACGACGACGAGGGCCGGGGTCAGCAGCTCGACGATGAACGCGCCCTTGAGCACGGCGACGCCGACCGGCGTGCCGGCGTTCTGGAAGCCGGCGCCGGTGTTCGAGGACGACGCCGTGGACCAGTTCCAGCGGACCGTCACGTTGTCGCCCGACTGGTACGACGGAGAGCCCTTGTGCGGCGCGGAGACGTAGGGGTTCTCCGGGTCGATCGGGACGAGGCCCTTGCCGCGGAGCACGTCGGCGTACGGCGGGATCGCGCCGATCGCGACCTGGCCGCCGGACGTGCTCGGCTGGCTCTTCGTGTAGAGGTCCTCGCCGGGGACGAGCAGGATGTCGTCGAAGGTCGAGAACGTCGAGTCCTGGAAGACGTAGACGGCCGCGCCGCTCGGGTGCGCGAGTTTCCGCGTGTCGTAGCGCGCGCGCAGGAGGCCGTCGAGCCGGTAGATCCCTCCGCCCATCGCCGTGAGCTTCTGCACGTAGCCGATCTCGATGCCGGCCGTCGAGACGATGGCGACGACCTGGCGGCCGAGCCCGAAGTTCGTCGGGTCGGCCGAGAGGTCGAGCGCGGTGGAGACGTCCGGCCCCCGCAGCACGAACGTCGGACCCTGGGCCAGCTCGTTCGGGCCGCCGGCCGACATCGCGACGTTGGTGGTGCCGCCGGTCGCCACGCCGGTCTCGACGCCGACCTGGGTGTAGCTCGTGTTGTCGCGCGAGAGGTGGATCGCGGCCTCGGTGATCTGCGAGTGCGCGCGGATCCGCGGCACGAGCAGGAACATCTCCTCGGTCGAGGAGAGCTGCTCGGGCAGCTCGAGCGCCGCGAACTGGAGGTCCTGCTCGGGGTCGAGGAAGTTCGGGTCTCCCCCGCCGCGCTCGTTCACGAAGTCGCTCTTGCGCGCGCCGTAGAAGTCTGGGACCACCTTCAGCGTGACGGTCTCCGAGAGCGGGTCGACGGTGGACTCGAGCAGGCGGAGCACCTCGTCGAAGCTGGCGGAGACGAACGGGTCGCCGGGGAGCAGGTTGCGCGCCTCGCGGTTCGACTTCAGCGTCACCGTGCCGGCGCCGGCCAGCTCCTCCTGCGACCGCAGCTCCGAGAGCTGCGCGGCCGTGGAGAACTCGGTCGTGCTGGAGATCGGGACCTTCTTCGGCTTCGCGAAGTCGAGGTAGGCCATCTGGCCGTCGTCGTCGACCGAGATCGTCATGTCGCTGTAGCCGTGGTCTCGGTCGGTGAAGCTGAAGACCATCTTGTCTACGCGCTTCTCGGCGTGGAGCGACTCGACCTCGGGCAGGGAGTCGGCCTCCATGTCGACCGAGATGTTCGGCAGCGTGCCCGAGGGCTCGCGGCAGCGCTTGAACGTGAGGTCCCCGCTGGTCGTGTCGATCGGCAGGAGCGTGCCGTGGTCCTGGAGCAGGTTGCCGAGGATGGCGTCGGCCTGCTCCCCGTCGACCGCGACGAGCGACGCGCGCCAGTCGAAGGACTCCGCCTCGGCG